AGAAAACATTTGAAAAAAAGTGGAGCCAAAAAAACAGTTAAAAAACATCGCAAACGTAAACGCACACGAAAACATTAAAAACAATAAAAAAAAACAATAAAAAACAATAAAAATAAAAAACAATAAAAATAAAAATAAAAAAAAAACAATAAAACAATAAACAATAGATTATATAGTGAGCTTGCCGTACGGGTTCCAAGTTTTTGCCGTACTTTTTATAAAAGTACTACATATACATATTCTGCCACGAACCCCCTTCACTCTGTTTATGAATCAGTTTGTCCACAATTTGCGGAGTAATGGCAATCGGAAACTCCACTTTAATCGCCATATCCTTTTCAAACAAGTTCGTATCCGGCCGCATCAACCGATATAAATTCAGTTTGGTATGAATAATTTCCAAGCACCGTTTTAAATTGCGGACCCCGTCTTCTTTGTGGGTATGTGTATTAATAATATGGTGCAATGTCTCTTCCGGCAATATAATTTCACCCTCTTTGATTCGCACTTGATTGCGAATGACCGGTAAGAGATAATCCGTCGCAATAATGGTCTTATGTGGTAATTCATAACCCTTGGTCATAATACAATGCATCCGGTCTAGCAAAATCTTGTTGACTTTACTGCGGTCATTATAACTAAAGAAGAATACACAGCGACTCAAATCAAAATCAAATTCCGCAAAATATTTGTCATGAAAACTACTATTTTGCGAAGTATCGGTCAAGTGGGTGAGAATGCCCACAATCTCTTCACCCTTGGGAGTGTCACTGATTTTATCTAGTTCGTCAAAATAAATAATCGGGTTCATACTCTGACACTGGATCAGCTGTTTCACAAGCAGACCGCAGTTGGAGCCCTCATAAGTGTATGAATGCCCTTCTAAACAACTACTGTCGGTCGCCCCGCCCAGTGGAATAAATACGAATTCACGGTTAAGAATTTTACTGATCCCTTCTTTTACCAAAGTCGTTTTGCCAGTCCCGGGTGGGCCTTCAATAGCCACGGCATTGCCGATCGCATCGGGATTGGTAATCCATTGACCAACCATTTGCATGACTTGGAGTTTCACGTCATTCAGTCCATAGACGGCTTTATCTAGGGTATTTTTTGCCTGTTCCATAAAATCGTGGCATTTGTCAATGCCGTCTTCAATGGTGACAGGTAAACGGTTGAATTTATTAAACGGGATGCGCATAAAATCATCTACCCAGTGTTTAATTTTGTTATATTCACTGCAACCGGGCTCCATATTTTTCAAGGTTGATAATTTGTTATAGGCGGAGGCTTTGAACCGGGTTGGGATATTGGCTTCTAATAAGGCTAAGCGGTAGGGTTTTTCAATGTCAATAAGGGATTTAATTTCCGTCATTTGTTTTAAGACGGTTTCTTGTTCTTCCAAGGACATTTTTTCTTGGAAATAATTCAAGTCATTCATGACGTTTTTTTGTTGTAAGAGCGTGCGAAATTTCAAGGTATTCTTAAACTTGCGTTTCTTACATAAACGGTCTTGCTGTTTAACAGCGCTACTAACAACGTTGAGTTTTTTAGAGTTGGCTTTCTTATTTTTGCTGGGACTTGGACTTGCTTCGCTTAAGCTTGGACCTGCTTCGCTTAAGCCTGCTAAAAACATATCCGTAGCAACATCCAATTCCATGCCAGTAGATGAATCAGCATCTGCGCCCGCACCCTCTTCTTCGTCGCTTGCACCCGCTTCTTCGTCGCTTGCGCCCACTTCTTCGTCGCTTGCGCCCACTTCTTCGTCGCTTGCACCCGTACCCGCTTCTTCGTCGCTTGTACCCGCTTCTTCGTCGCTTGCGCCCACTTCTTCGTCGCTTGCACCCACTTCTTCGTCGTCATCGGGATTATAATCTGGATCATCTGACGAATGATATTCTTCATAATCCTCAATAGGTTTATCTTTCACAGCATTCATCGGATTAATGGTAAAAATGATATTAAAGTTGGACATTTTACTGGGACTCGCAGATGAACTTTCTTCTTCTACAACGTGATATTTATTTTTCCGAGAGGATTTCTTAGGTGGAAATAATGTCCGAGGTGTAATTAACTCATTTGGTCCAATAAGTTTCTTAGGTGCAAGAGATTTCTCAGGTGCAAGAGATTTCTCAGGTGCAAGAGATTTCTTAGGTGCAAGAGATTTCTTAGGTGCAAGAGATTTCTTAGGTGCAAGAGATTTCTTAGGTGCAAGAGATTTCTCAGACGTTGAGCATTCAGTTTTTTTTTTCTCTTTTTTTTGTGTAGCCGCTACTTTTTTATTAATATATTTAGAAGGAAATAATTCTGCCAACATTTTTTGAAATGCTGGATCGTTCAAGTTTTTATTATCCATTACAATAAAATCGTCTTCATCTTCGGATAAGATATCGTCTTCGTCCGCAGAATTTTCATCGTCGTCGTCAACTTCCATTTCTTCATCTTCATCTTCATCTTCATCTTCATCTTCATCTTCATCTTCCATTTCATCTTCATCTTCCATTTCATCTTCATCTTCCATTTCATCTTCATCTTCCATTTCATCTTCCGCATCCGAGTCCTCATCCGACGATTCCCCTTCCTTATATGTTTTATTATGATGTTTGGGTTTTTTATACGTAGTGGCATCAGTCACTTTGGCAGCAAAACGTGTATTGTACGAGTGGGAAACAGTAGCAGCGGCCATGTTAATAGTCTATAAGGTTTAATATTTATGTAATAATCGGTAATATATCAATTTTTTTTTAAATATATATGCAAAAACATTTAATCTTTATTATAACCTTAAAATTGAATTAAAACCATCTAAATATTATTATGTTAATATAAGAAGTAAAGATGGCTCAGAATACAAAAGGCATTATGCAGAAGAAAACGGCGTCCAAGATTATTGGTATTCAGTTTAGTATTCTTTCCGATGAAGAAAAACGCAAGGCATCCATGGCAGAAATTACCAGCCGCGATACTTATGTCAATAATAAACCGGTCATTGGGGGCTTATGTGATCCCCGGATGGGTGTCCAAGACCCGGGTTTTATTTGCCCATCGGATGGTTTAGATCATATTCAAACGCCGGGGTATTTTGGGCATATTGAACTGGCCAAGCCGATCTTTTATATCCAATACCTCAGTACGATTATGAAGATTTTGCGCTGTGTTTGTATTAAATGCAGCAAACTCCTCATTAGTAAGACCAAGTATAAGCATATTCTTGTCATGTCGGCAGAGAATCGGTGGCAGTTTGTCTTTCCTATCGCCAGTAAAATCAAGCGCTGTGGGGAGGATACCGGCGATGGCTGTGGGTGCAAACAACCCAAGAAAATCAGCAAAGAAGGCTTGGCGACCTTGAATGCCGAATGGGATAATATTGATGGCCTGTCAGATACGGATTCAGCGCATTTGAATATGGTACTCACTCCGGAAATCGTGTTGAAATGTTTTCGGCGGATTAGTGATGAAGACGTGTCGTTTATGGGGTTTAGTCCACTGTGGTCTCGTCCGGACTCTATGATTTGCCAAGTCTTGGCTGTCCCCCCACCCGCCGTGCGACCGTCAGTGAAAGTTGACTCGCAACAGCGGAGCGAAGATGATATTACGCATATTTTAGTGAATATCGTGAAAACCAACAAAACCCTCCAGGAGAAAATCCAAGCGAACGCCAGTGCGAATGTCATTAATGACTGGACGACGGTGCTCCAGTATTATGTGGCGACGCTTGTGGATAATAAAATCCCGGGTGTGGCGTCCGTAGCCCAGCGGTCGGGGCGGCCTTTGAAATCTATTAAAGAACGGCTCAATGGCAAACACGGGCGTGTCCGGGGAAATTTAATGGGGAAGCGAGTGGATTATAGTGCCCGTTCCGTCATTACACCTGACCCGAATATTGGGATGGAAGAACTGGGGGTGCCTTTGAAAATCGCCAAGAATATCACCAAGCCGGTCACGGTAAATAAACGGAACCGGCAATTTCTCCAGAAACTGGTGCAAAATGGCCCCGATGAATATCCCGGGGCGAAAATCTTGGAAAAGAAGAATGGTGATAATATATCCTTGCGGTATGTAGACCGATCGTCTATTAAATTGGAACTGGGTGATATTGTCCACCGGCATATGCTGGACGGCGATGCCATTCTCTTTAACCGACAACCAACATTACACCGAATGTCTATGATGTGTCATATTGTCCGCGTGATGCCCGTAGGTGATACGTTCCGCATGAATCTCGCGTGCACTCGACCTTACAATGCGGATTTTGATAAACTTATTCTCTGTCAAAAACAGGAGGCGTGAAAAGCGTGCAACCTCCTAGTCACAACCTTTTCAAAAAAGGTTGAACCAAAACAATATTATACGTATGGTAAATGTCCATGTAAAGTATTGTGTAAAAGTAATTTTTGGTTCAACCTTTTTGAAAAGGTTGTGGCGAAACACCTTGCAGCGGGAAACCCCTGAGAGCCCTAACTACCACCTTTTACGAGAAATTGTAAAAGGGAACACGGTTAATAGCCGTACCCAATGGTAACAATGTTAGGGATTGGGCAATCCGCAGTGAGACTACCTACCTCCGTTATATTAGACATTTTCAAGAGGAAGATGGTAAGAAACCTCGGTTTCTTAAGATAGGAAATGGTAGCCCTTCAACGACTGAACGGGTGTTGGTGAACAATGATAGTCTAATCAACTTGAGTTTGCTTAAGATACAGTCTGGCCCTTAGTGAAAGCTAGGGGAACCTCATTGGGAGATGAGATGAATTTACACATGCCACAAGACCCGGAAAGTGAAGCCGAATTGCGAAATTTGGCGGCAGTGACCTGGCAGTTAATTAGTCCAGCCAATAATAAAACAATCGTAGGAATTTTTCAAGACTCGCTCTTGGGCGCTTACCGCTTTTCCCGCGCCAATATTAAATTTACACCACGTGAGGCCATGAATTTATTAATGTGTTATGATAAAGTTGATGTCAGTAAATTACCTCAACAAAAAGATGCAAGCATAAGCAAAGCAAATATAAACAAAGCAAGCATATCAAATTTCAATATCCTTTCACAAATAATGCCCCCGCTCACCGTGAAACACAAGACCGGGCGTTTTGACGGGGAAAAAGAAGACTATAAAACCTCCAATAATGTCCTGGAAATCGTCAACGGCGAATATGTCCGCGGTCAAATGGGCAAAGACATTTTCGGCGACGGCACCAGTGGCCTCCTCCAGCGCATTTGCAATGATTTCGGCAATAAAGAGGCCACCGGTTTCATCAACAATATCCAAAGTATTGTGACCGAGTATATGAAAACCAGTGCGTTTAGTGTCGGGATCAGCGACTTGATTGCTGATAAAAAAACCAATGACGAAATCGTGAAAGCCATCACGAGTAAAAAAGTAGAAGTCAAGAACCTCATTGACCAAATTCATCTAGGCATCTTTGACAACAAAACGGGCAAGTCCAACGAGATAGAGTTTGAAACCCAAGTCAACAATATTCTCAGTAAGGCCGTGAATGACGCCGGCAAAATCGGAAAAAAGAATTTGAGCGCGGATAACCGTTTCGTGATCATGGTGAATGCCGGGTCTAAGGGCGGTGATTTAAACATTTCCCAAATGATTTCGTGTGTCGGCCAACAAAACGTAGACAACAAACGCATCCCCTACGGCTTTGAAAACCGTACCCTCCCACATTTCACCAAATTTGACGATTCGCCCTCCGCCCGCGGCTTCGTAGAGAATTCTTTCATCTCGGGCTTAACCCCGGAGGAGCTCTTCTTTCACGCAATGGGTGGCCGCATCGGTATTATTGATACGGCCGTCAAAACATCACAAACCGGTTATATTCAACGGCGCTTGATCAAGGGTTTGGAAGACTTGAAAGTGGAGTATGACATGACGGTACGGAATAACCAAAATAAAATTATTCAATACAGTTATGGTGAAGACGGTTTTGACACGGTAAAAGTGGAAAAACAAATGCTCCCGCTCGCCCAAATGTCACTGGAAGAAATATATGCGCATTACCAAATGCCCCTAGACGACAGTAAACAAAACGACATATTTACCACGGCTTACACTAAGCCAACCATTAAACGTTTAAATAAACAACACGCCGACCTTGCCCAGAAATGCAAAACCCTGATAGACATGATGATTCACGTCCGGGAAGAGCTCATCAACAAAGTCTTTGGCAACAAGGACAATAAAGTTGTGCAAATCCCCGTGGCGTTCTCCTATATTATTAATAACATCCAAGGGCAACAGTATATCAATGTGAATTCCATGGTGGATATTACACCCATGGAAGCCTTTGAAATTATTGACGAAGGGTTTAAGACGATCGCACTGATTCATTATGTGCCCCCGACTGCCCTCTTTAAAGCCCTCTATTACTATTATTTAAATCCCAAAGACTTGCTCATGGTGAAGCGGTTTAATAAGAAAGCCCTCATGATTCTGATAGATACGGTGGTCTTGACCTATAAAAAGGCGATCGTCGCGCCGGGGGAAATGGTGGGTATGATTGCTGCCCAGTCCATTGGCGAACCGACAACACAGATGACACTAAACACGTTTCATTTTGCTGGTGTAGCCAGTAAATCCAATGTCACCCGTGGGTTGCCCCGGATTGAAGAAATCTTGTCTTTATCGGAAAATACGAAAAATCCCTCGTGCACTGTCTATCTCTTTCCCAGTGAAGAACAGGATCAGGAGAATGCGAAAACCCTTATGCACAAGTTGGAGTATACGAAACTACGCGATATTGTAGATACCGTGAAAATCTGTTTTGACCCCGATGATTTAAACACCCTCATTGAGGAGGACAAAGAAATAATGGAACAGTATAAAGAATTTGAATCACTCGTGGATGAGTGTAACGGCGCCGAAGGCTCAGGCGCTGGGGAAGGCGACAAGTCCAAATGGATCATTCGCCTCACCTTTAATGTAGAAGAAATGTTGGACCGCAATTTGACGATGGATGACATTCACTTTGCGGTGAAGAATGCGTACCGTGACCAAGTCTCGTGTGTCTTCTCCGACTACAACAGCGAAAAACTCGTCTTCCGTCTCCGCTTAAATAATTTCCTGAATAATAAAAAGAAGGGCATTGTCAAACAAAATCCCTTGGATCAGTCGGATGAAATCTATTTACTGAAAACGTTTCAAAACGCCCTCTTGGATAATCTGATTTTACGCGGTATTAGTAATATTAGCAAAGTCATACCGCGAAAAATTATTGATAGTTTACTACCCCTGGATGGCAACTACGTGAAAAAAGAGACGTGGGTGGTAGATACCGTCGGGACGAATTTGATGGATCTCCTTTCCCTAGATTACGTGGATACCAAGCGTACTTACACTACGGATATTCAAGAAATTTATCGGGTCATGGGCGTGGAAGCCGCGCGCCAGTCTATTCTCAATGAAATTACCGAAGTGATTGAATTTGACAGCACGTATATCAATTACCACCACCTCAGTGTCTTGTGTGACCGGATGACGTGTAATGATAAACTCGTCTCTATCTTCCGGCACGGGATTAATGGCGATGATATTGGGCCGATCGCCAAGGCGTCCTTTGAAGAGACGCCAGAGATGTTCCTCAAGGCCGCGAGACACGGTATTTTAGACACGATGCGGGGTGTCTCGGCGAATGTGATGTGTGGCCAAGAAGGTTATTTTGGCACGAGTGCTTTTCAGGTGATGCTGGACTTGGATAAAATCACACAAATCGCCGCTGAAGAATTTGTGCAAGACGACGATACGAAATTTATTGAAGAGCATTTTGAAGGGGGGCAACAGAACGAAGAAGGCGGTATTTGTTCACTGACAAACTTAACCATTCACAGTAACGCTAGCAATATTCAACCGGTAGATATTGGGGCCGACAATGGTTATGAACTGGGGTTTTGAAGTAATGGGTAAAACATAGAAAAAGACAGTTAAATGATAATAATATTATTATTCCTGAAAAAAGATTGGTATCACGGCTGTAATGATAGATTTTGTATAGGAAAATCAAATATTATATCATATTATGGTAAATTATTTGATGAATTACAAATATATAGTGAGAACAAAAGTATAAGTTCTGAAGTATTTCTTATGGATAAATTAAATGAAAAATCTATAACTATTATACCAAAAAATATAGACTATGTTGATTTGCGATTATAAACTGTTATTCTTAAACTATAATTTATTAGTAAATAATATATTGATTTTTTCTAATAAAATCAATATATTATGTATGATTTGTTACAATAATATAATATATAATATATAAAATATGGATCCAGTAGCATTTAAATTAAAATATGAAAAATATGAAAATATAACACAATCGTGTCTTATGAATTTATACCTTAAATACGAAAGAAGAGAAGGTATAGAATATTTTCTTGATAAATGTTCCATTAAATACAATGATCCTTTAATAAAAAATATGCGATTTACTATTGATGATAGAGGAAATTCAGAGATAAATAATAAATTATATACAATGTGCTATAATAAGACTATTCCTGAACTTGAAAAAAATTGTGGTCCAGACCCTTTTTTTCATAATTGGGCATCTATCGGTGTATTGTCTTTTTTTAATACAATAAATGATATAATAAAAGAAAGTAAAAAAATACCAGAAATAGATAAAGTAGGTTGGGTTGGTAATATTTTTACTCCCGATGATAAAGTAGTTGAACATCATACTAGACCTTTATTGAAAAAAATAGGAGATGAAAATAATGATATTTTAGAAATTATTCATGTAGATGGGCTTTACAAAGTTTTACCAATTCACAAATTACCAAAATATAAATATTTAATTGATATTGGTGGAAATGGTTGCTCAGGTAGATTGAAGTTTTTATTATTTATGAGAAGACCATTACTGATAGTTGATAGAAATTATATAGAGTATTTTTATAAAGATTTGATACCATATACACATTATATTCCAGTAAAAATGGATTTATCTGATTTATTAGAACAGGTTAATTGGATGCGAAATAATTATGAGAAAAGTTTAGAAATTGCAAATAATGCATATGATTTTGCTATGAGTAACTTTACATTAGATAAATTATTAGATAGAGTTTATTATGTATACAAAAATTTACAATAAATATTTTTAACCCGTAAAAAAATCTACAGGTAAAAAATATTTATCCTACTATTCGTTATTGATGTAATCGTAATGTAGAATACATTCCATACCATTTATCGTGTTTTATTTTATGAAATAATTCAGGGTTATCAAAATATAATTGTATGATCAAGTTTTGGTCATCATCAGTTACACCAATTTCTTGCCATTTAACAAGTTTTTTCTCCCAGAGTGATTCAAAAGTTTCAACTAAATAATTCGGTACAATAAAAGAACTACCAAGAAAATATACACAATTACTTGCCAGCATTTCATATTCATTTATTACTGTATCAGGTGTATTATTAACACAATGATATGTAATTTTATTTGTGGGTATTAAAGAAATATCAATATTTCTGGGTACATTATCAAGATCTTCATTCATTCGGCCAAAATCAATCCAGGCGTAAAATAAATGATCAGGAAATAATTTCTTGGTATCATTTACAAAGTTTATTTTACTATGATTTATTAAATTATATTCAGAGTGTAAATGTTCAGGTAAAATTTTTCTATAACTAGGTATTTTATTTTTATAAGCATCGCTATTAATTATAATACGATCATTATCTATAAATTTATTGAAAAATGTGTCTACACTATTTAAATCTTTAAAAATTACATTACTGTTAAATGTTTTATTATTAGTAACAATCTCTTTAATGTCATTTTCTAAATAAACAACCAATTTATATTTTATATTATTAGCCAGTGTGTAAAAATAATCAATATAACGACCATTTGATAGATAATAATGTTCCCATTTATCTCTATTAATGTCCTTAAATGCTGTAACAAATATAATTTCTTGATTGTCCATATAATATATATAATTGGTTTATTTTTATATATTATTACTAACTAATATAAAATACATTACTTACTTTTAAATTTATTTCTACCATATTCTAATAGTGGCTCAATAAGTGGCTTACTTGGACCATTCCCGTGAATAAGTTGAGGTGTACTATTATTAAATTTTACTAATACTTTATCTTCGGTTATTATTAAATCATTATCATGTAGCCATACACAATTTAAAAACAATTGATTCGTATAATCTAACTGTATAAGGTGTTGATTTTTTAAAAAAATGTCTGTCCACCATAATTGATCATTTATATCATCATCAAACACATAATTAAGCATACATTCCCTAAATGCGCTAGCTCGCCCGATAAATAAACCACTGTTTAAGAAAGGAAACGGACTATGTGTTGGTGGATATAGAGCTGCTTTTGAACCATCCGGGTAACAACATTTTTCTGACCCAAATACGATGGGTTTATCCATTTTTAAAAATCTATCTAAAATCGTGGTTTTATCTCCACTATAATATACGTCATATGCATCTGTAAATAATATTATATCATTTGAATTTATATTTGGCCTGTGAATAAAATCAAATAATTCTCTTAATTTAATTCCAAGTCTACGACTACCATTAGGTAAATCTTGACCAATACTACGGTTTTCTCCTAAACCTAATACTTCTATTTGTTCACCTTTAGATTCAACTGTTTTAGTCAATATATCTAGTACGGGGTGAGGTTGAGTTGCGATTGTTATAAAATAAAATTTTTCTTCAGCCATTATATATAATGGCGATTAAAAAAGCTATATGTTTTTTAACGAAAAATACGAATAATTTTAATTTTTCATTTGCTGAAAGTTTAAAAAATGATGATTATGATATTTTTATATGTGTTGATGATAATGACTGTATAATACCAAATTATAATTCAAATAAAATCACAATAATACGAATTTATAACAACGAAAGTGAACTTAATGGTTTTACAGGAAGTGTAGTATATACACTTGATAGGGCTTGTTCAAGGGACAAAGCTCTTTATTATTTTTGTAAAATAAATACTGATTATGATTATATTTGGTTTCTAGAAGAAGATGTATTTATTCCTAATAAAGATACGATAAGATTTATAGATAAAAAATATACAAATGAAGATTTATTATCAAGTATAAATGAGATTAAATTATCTCAAAACGATAATATATATTTTTGGCAACATTGGTGGCGTAATGAAAATAAAATAGAATTTCCTTGGGCACATTCAATGATATCTGCTGTCCGCGTATCTAAAACTTTGTTAAAATATATATTAGAATTTGCTACAATTAATAAATTTTTGTTATTTGATGAATTATTATTTAATACTATTACACTTCACAATAATCTACATATTAATACTCCGATAGAGTTATCAAATATTATTTTTTCTTTTGACGATGTTAATATAGATAAGATTGATCCTTCATTTTTATATCATCCTATTAGAAATATAAATAAACAAACAGAATTGCGAAAACATATATGAATACCGAAAAACATATATGAATACCTAAAACATATATGAATACCTAAAACATATATGATTATTATTATTTAAACACTCTAAATAATTATATTATATAAATGGCCAACACTATCTTTGTCCAAATCGCCTCTTATAGAGATCCCGAATTACTGCCCACGATTCGTGATTGTTTGAAAAAGGCGAAATACCCGGAATTACTCTCTTTTGGTATTTGTTGGCAGCACGCCCTGGAAGATAAGTGGGACACGCTTGAGGAATTTGCGGCGAATCCCCAATTCACAATTATGGATGTCCCGTGGAATGAAAGCAAGGGTGTCTGTTGGGCGAGACATAATGTGCAAAATATGTGGAAAGATGAAAAATACACGCTGCAATTGGATTCACACCACCGATTTGTTAAATACTGGGATGAACAATTGATTGCAATGATGGTACAAACCGGCGCAGAAAAACCGATTATAACCTCCTACGCGGCCCCTTATACTCCGAGCGAAACCACTTTAACGCCCCACCCTCCCTATAATATGGTCGGTAAATTTGAGGGTGATATTATTCTCTTTACACCCGATGGCATAAAAAATTATGAAACCTTAAAACAGCCGATCCCCGCCCGCTTTGTAAGTGGTCATTATTATTTTACGTATGGCGTGCATTGTCAAGAATGCAATTATGATCCCGAATTGTATTTCACAGGGGAAGAAATATCTTTATCAATTAGGTCATTCACCTTAGGCTATGATTTATTTCATCCCCATAGAACCGTTATTTGGCATGAGTATACCCGGGCCGGCAGAACGAAACATTGGGATGATTTTAATAGTAGTAATAAAACCACAGGAGTAGTTGCACAAACCTGGGATACCATTGACAGTAAAAGTAAAAACCGAGTTCGGGTTTTGTTAAAACAGATGACTGATCCAACGATTGACCTTGGTAAATATACCTTGGGCACTGTGAGGTCTTTAGAAGACTATGAATTATATGCGGGGATTAATTTCAAATTAAATTTACTCCATCCCGATGCGGTTGCGGGGAAAGCCCCGCCGGTAAATGATATAAATTATAATTGGGTATTGGCCAATACTGAATATAAATTCACCCTCACCTTGCCGACCATAGATACCACTGATTTACAATTTATTTGTATTTGTATTGAAACCGCCGAAAATACGAATTTATACAGGCAAGATATCTTTACCTTTGTGAAAACATTGAATATTACATTGAAAACCCACGTAAAGCCGGCAAAATGGATTTTTTGGCCCAATTATAACACAACTGGGTGGGGTAATAAACAAGAAATTCCCCTATAAACATATAAAAAACATATAAAAAACATATAATATTAAATTAACATTTTAATATTATTTCTTTACTTTCTCTCTTGTTTATTCATTCAAGACCAATTTCTGTTTTATTTTTTTACCTTTGACTGTCGCTTGCACCTGGATCTGCCCTTGCACCTGGGCCTGGCTCTGCCCTTGCACCTGGGCCTGGCTCTGCCCTTGCACCTGCACCTCTTCAGCCACCACTAATTTCACTTTCTTTTGTTTTAGTTTCATGGTGGCTTCTAACTTGCCCACGGTTTCTAAATAGTTTTCAAATGTATTTACACTAGCAGCGGTAATTTGTTCGGCAAACCCTTTCCGCAACGCCGTCAAAGGGATTAATTCCTTATACTCGGGCACCGCAATTAGGCGGTAGACATTCGGCAGATCGTGTTTTATCCCCGGCGAGCGAATAAAATAATAGTGGTCTTTAAATTCCCCTTTGTCATTCGTATGGGCCACTAAGAATTTCTCAGCATTTTCCACCAATTCTGTTCCTGAGAAAAAAATTAGCGGTAAGTCATAATGTTTGGCAAGGAGCCACAAGTCCAAGTTCGTTAAATAATAATCTTCACTCATAATTAAATTACCTAAAGTCGTCGTTTTATTAATCAATTGCTTGCTGATTTTATTTTTCCCTTGGAGTTTGAGGACCTCTATGATTTCAAATTTATAATCCGTATAATAGAGCAAATATTCTTCCACAAGGATTTCCTTTAAGTCGTTTTTGGTCAAAGTTGTATTTTTCAAGATGACTAAGAGTATATCAAAAGTACAGATCGCCGGTTTGGCGTGAAAGATGACTTCAATACTATTTTCTGGGAAAATGGGCTTCCAGTACGGAGAGGTGACGAGAATGGATGTGGGTTCGGGGCACTTGAGCTCTGCTACGCTTGGACCTGCTACGCTTGGACCCACTACGCTTGGACCCACTACGCTTGGACCCAGCCCCGCCACTTCATTCCCATAATTCTGTGATTTTAAAGGCTGGGCCGTGTCAAAGGTATTATGTTTAATGTATTTATTCACCGGCGCAACAACTAAGCCTTCAAAGTATTCTTGAATTAAGAGCGATTGCAACAAGATAATTTCCGAATCGGTTAAATTGTATTTTACGTGTGTGAAAGAGAGAAATACATTCGGCTGAAAGATAAAAGATTTAATACGATTATAGCGAATCAATTCATCAGCCATTTTGCCGAAATAAACGACTTCATTATCCGTGCCATTAATCAGATTCACTTTGGGTACCACCAAGGCACACGATCCATCCTGTTTTTCCAAGCAGAATTTATTCGCAGCGCACGTATTACCATCTGACAATGTCTGGCAATTGACAATATCATCAATTAAGCCCGGTTCATAGAGACTGAAATCCACACTAGTTGTCATCAACTGCCGGAGCAATGTGTCAACCTGTTTTAATTTTTGCAAATAAGTTACAGTCGGTGTATTAATCAGTAGTTCTATGTCGTTTTTTATGGCCCGGTAACGCATCTGTCCCAACAGGAGCCGCACTGTATTGCGAAACACGTTATAAAATTTACTTTCTAGGCGGATATTGTTAATATACGTGACTCGCTCCTTATCTACCCCGGGGTCGGTTTCACTTTGCAGGTCTACGCCGGCAAGCCCTTGCCCGGTCGTCGCGAATAAATCCGTGCCAAAGCTATCTATTACCGGCTCGGAAAGCCCAATAAATTGATTTGTCTCGGTCAAGATGCCGACAATTAACCCATCTTCCAACACTTTCATTTGCGGTTTACACGGAATACGGCCATTCAAATCTTTGTAAACCATATTCAAAAATGCCAAGGTATTCACATACGTATCACTATAATCCGCATCCATCCACAGATAATCCGTCTCCAAGTATTTTAAAAAAGCGGATGGAAAACAAGGCAGAAACCCTTTAAGGTTTTTTTTACTCCCAGGTCGGGATTTCTTTTGCGTAATAACACCAATCACTTGACCATTATAATTCAGCACTTGACTCAGTACGACATAGGCTTTCAAGTCCAATAAATCCGCTAATTGAATCAAGGGTATATTACGTTTAAATTCATAGACTGTCGGCATACTGGGATAAGCACCGCATTTGCCAAAAGACCGTTTAATTAGGTCAATCGTCGCATTGATATTAATCAAGGCGTTTAACCGAAAACTGTAAGTCACTGCAAATTCTTTCTTCCGGTCTTCAATAGCATAGACGGGTTCATATAAATTATAAATTTTATTTTCAAATTGTTTTTCTCTCTTGATAATGATTACTGTATCTTTATAATCATCAAAAAAAGTTGCTGCATAGTGATTGGTTGGACAGACCAGGTTGACATTATTGGTAATATCATTATTACTCATTTCTACAATCGCCATATTCAACCCTTTTTTGAAAAGTTTCGTATTGGGTTGGCAAATAAGATCCCAGACGTAGGTATAGTCAATGTCTATGGTACTATCCCGTAAATAGTCTTTAAAATTATTGAAGGCGTGGGCGACTTTTATGGAAAAGGTTTGTTGAAGACCCCCATCTTGTTTATTAAAGAGCCGGCTACCCGCAAATTCGGACAAATCCAGTGCTTCAGTGCCCAGTGCGATTAAGTCATCGTCGGTAAAGATATTCACCAAATTCCCATTTTGGAGCGATAAAAAAGTATCAATGTCCAAGGCGCCCACTAAGGTTTCTTTAAATGCCGCCAGGGTTTGTTTCGGTACCTGTGTAATACCACTGTAGATATCCGCGATACACGCCAAGAAGGATTGTGTTTTACTAAATTCCACCCCCCGGCGGATCATACAGACGTGGCCAGGTTTCAGATTGGTATTAGATACACTAATTTGACATTTTTTATTGTCTGTTTGCAGAAATTGCTGGATGGTCAATGGCAAGTACCCATACCTATTCGGTTCTAAGGGATATTTATCGGCGCCCTTAATGTAATCCTCGGTGAGGGTATTTTTTTTCACTTTTTTTTGTTTGGTAGGTTCGGCCGCAGGCGTAGAGCCCTCTTCCATTATAGCCTCCGTTTTTTTTTCCACCGCGCAAATATCACGGCGGCCTTTCTGCTCTTCACTATCCCACACTTTAAAACAGCACGGTAAACATTTGCCCTGGGGACTGGGTTTCAGAAAACCTGGATAAAGTTGGCCGTACTCGCCGTTTTTCCCCTTGTGATAAACATCGTCATTAAATTCAAAAATGGCTTCGCCTTTGCCGATTTTTTTGCCTTCCCGGGGGATGACTTTGCCATATTTGCCCGATGCTACCTCCGCATCCGTGAGACTGGTATTTTCTTTTAAGCTCCAATACCGTGGACAAATATACCAGAATTGTTTATCTTTATCACTGCCGTATTTGATGGCAGTTCTGGCATCATAAGATCCAGGATGTTCTGTATCAATCCGGGTTTTTTCTTCGTCGGTTAAGATAACCGGGTGGCGGCGGTTACTCCAGGGGCACGAACGGGAATAATCTTTAAAATTCTCGTCTTTATAAGTGACAAATAAATTCGGATCCCGTAAAACGATGCGTTCTTGAAAGGGATTGGGATGAGTTAAGCGTTTGCCTGTAATGTCTAGTTCTAGGGTTTCGGTGCTTGGACCTGCTCCGCTTGCACCTGCTCCGCTTGCACCTGCTCCGCCTATGTCAAAGTCTGTGTCTACTTCTGCGTCTGCCCCTTCTGCGTCTGCCCCTTCTGCGTCTGCGTCTGCGTCTACTTCTGCGTCAACCCCTTCTTCGTCAGCCCCTTCATTACCAAAGAAAAAATCAAACATATCTTCGCCTTTCCCATCCCCGGCCTCTTCCGTTTCAAATACCAATTCTTGCGCAACAATATTCATTTGTTTGTGTTCATCATTTACTTGTTCAGCCGTAGACACCAGATCTACAATCTGTTCAACCTCACTATTTTTGTCCTGTTTCACCGGCTTACAGATGCGATCAATATCATATTGTTTCAAAGGTTTTTGTGTCAGTCGGATAAAAGAATCAATATAAATCGGCAAAGTTTGCAAATAATTCATATTATTGATACCCGTGATGGTAATGATGAGATTTTTATTAAATTGCTCCTGGTGAATGGTTGTTAAAAAACCCGGATTATTTTTAATTTTCAGCCGCCGGTGTTGAAATGCATCTTGCACCACTTGCAACGAACTGACAAAATCCGCCAGTTTGGTCTGGGCTTTTTTAGGAGCCAGACTATAATTACTGATGAGTTGCTCAATAATGTCTTCTTCATTCTCTTCGCGATTCAGCATTTCCGTAATAAACGCATCAATGCTGTCCATCTCGTTATAATTCGCCACTCGTTTGAACCGCATAACAATGCCATTTTTCAAATTATCACTCAATACATTGAAGATACTCGTGACACACCCCATAATAGTCTTCAATTTGATTTGTTTCGTAATCGGCACGTGAATAATATAATCCATGGCCAAGAGTTCAATCGTCGGTGCCAATAAAGATGTAAAGGCCTGCAAGACATAACCATTTTGTGAGAGATAATCTTTAACCACATTAATGACCGGATTCAAGGCTTCCTGGAGAATCGTATTTAACCGTTCCACTGAATAGGTTTTCTGAAAATTCGCTTTAATATGAATACTGCCATTATTTTCAAAATTACAGATAATCGTATGTAGCGCGTCTCCTTCGCGGTATTCAATATAAGCAGAAACCTGTTTGGTCTTGCCAATGGTTTTGACTAATCGGTTGATGACGGATTTGTCCAAGTAGGGTATTTTTTTACCGTTGGTGGCAATTTTATCAGTATATAACCGATATAATTTATCCTGTTTCTTGGCCGGATTATATTTGATTAACGGCACATTACGCGTAGCGTGAATGAGTTTAAAGACAATATCCAATGGTAGGTTAAACTCCACTGCCGGGTGTAGAATAAATTCTAGTTCACGGGTGCCCTGTTCGTAATAAGCCAATTCTTGTTTGCGGTCCTGATAAATACTATAATACAGGGAGACAATCTGTGTGGTTTTTTCAAAATTGGTATTGATTAACCGGTCACTGTCCATTAGTAATTCTTGTTTTTGGTCCTGTAATTGGCGAAGCGTGAGTATTTTCTTTTCCAAGAGGTAGGGGAAATAAATCTTTATAGTACTTTCTTGGGAGAGACCTTGGGTATTAGTGTAATTGAGTACGTCTTCGGCTAAACAGAGATACAGCATATTGTTAACTAGATTACCTGCGTCTGTACCTGTACCTGTGTCTGCGCCTGTACCTGCACTTGCATTCATTAACAGATTTTTATTGGTGGTGGACGTAATATCTTGAGCATAACGTTCTAAAAAAGTATCATATAAGAGCACTGCGAAAGGATTTATGGTGTACTGAATATTTTTATCCAAGGCCACGAATTTTTGCCCAATCGGAATGGTAACTAACATTTCTTTATTATCTAGATTCAAGGCTAAGATATCATCATAAGTATATAACGGTTTATCAACGAGTTGATCAATAAAAGTCTCGGCTTCATTTGCACTAGCGCCGGTAATATTCAATAAATATTGTACCAATCGTTCTCTCGTTAAATCCAATTTCTCGTTTTGAGTAAGGGTTTGAAAAATCCTCAAAGAGTTTAAAATTTCCTTTTGTTGAGCAAATAAATACATTTCGCTAAAAGCGCAATTTAACCCACAAAATTGGATAATTTTTGCTTTAATCGTTTCTATTGTATCGTCGGGAAAAATACCCATTGGTAAAAAAGTAACCGGAATGGCTTTTTCTCGAACAATAAATAATTCAAGAGTAGAAAATATACGGCCAAAGAGTGAATTAGAAGGATCTTTCTGGAATAGAGTATTTAACTCTGTTGCGCCCGCGCCATAAAACACATATATGTTCTTAATGTCATTATTTTCTAGGGTGTGGGCAATTTTATATATATATGACATGTTGTATATATATATACAAAATAAAGAAAGGTCCTATACACATCACTCTAAATTCAAGAGATCTTCATCAGATTCACACTCGGATTCTTCGGTATTAGGCTCGGATTTTAACCCATAATTTGCCAAGAATAATATGGACTCTTCTGAAATATTATCTGCATCACTATGCGCCGAGTTTTGTTTAGAAACAGGCTCAGTTAGAGGTATATTTATAGCTAATGATTTTGATAAAGACTCGGTAATTGTTTCAATGATATCTGATAGAGTTAGAGGTTCAATGGTAGAAATTAGTTGGGCATCACTTATAATAGATAAGGCAGGGTGTTCCGTAATATTGGCATCTAAAAGTGCAGGTGCAAGTGCAGGCTCAGGCACAAGTAGAAGCTCAGACACAAGTAGAAGCTCAGGCACAAGTAGAGGCTCAGGCACAAGTAGAGGCTCAGGCACAAGTAGAGGCTCAGGCTCAGGCACAGACACAGGTTTAGTGTCTTGTTTAAGTAAAGGTTCAATAAAAGGCACCGTCACTGCTGGCGCTTGTGTTATTATGTGTTTATAAAATCTATTACCCATTTTTATACTATACTAATAGATTTTTATCTACAAATGTTAATAGGCGCAAAATATTAATAGGCGCAAAATGTTAATAGGCGCAAAATGTTAATAGGTGCAAAATGTTACATATCAAAATACGGGTTATCAGTTATATTCGTTCCACAGTAACGTGCGGGTTTTTTCTTATAATCCACTTGGTTATATATATTAATTTTACTGGCCTCGCCTAAAAGAAATTTGAAATTCGTCCAAAACTCATCACCGTGCCCTACACTTTTTGTCGCAATATGCGATAATTCGTGTAAGGCGACAAAAGTCAAGGTATTTGGATCAATAAGTTGATCGCCATTTTTCTCTTTATTTAAACAAAATGCCATTTTTTCCCCTTTATTTTGACTGTACGCAGTGTATTCACTCGTCGGTAAGGTTTCATAAATTTGCTGAGGATTATAACCTTTAGTCAAACGAGTTACATTCTCTCGTTGAGGGAAATTTTTCTTACAATGTTCTACTAACTTTCCCATTTTCTCATTCACAGTTGCTAAACGGTCCGCAGCCAAAACTAATTTACTCCGCTCACGAACACAATATTTTTTCCCATCCACGTCAGAAATGATACATTTTAAATTAACCATATCTGAATCTTGGTAAATCCTCATACACACAATTATTAAGAGGATAATGAATGCGTAACCTAAATAATTCATTTTCATTTTATGTTTTATATTATATGTATATTATAAAAAAGACGCAGAAATCACTTAAGCAGTCTAGGGTTGATTTTAGATGTAAACACAGCAAACAGGGTGCATAACATGGTGGAGTTTTAGAACACTTGTATCTGTTACACTTGTATCTGTTACACTTGTATCTGTTACACTTGTATCTGTTACACTTGTATCTGTTACACTTGTATCTCTTACACTTGTATCTGTTACACTTGTATCTGTTACACTTGTATTTTTTCTAACAGTATATATATATATGCCTACACCCTACAAGATTACCAACTATACTTTAAGAAAAGCCAAGAAACTTAAAGTAACCGTAAAACCATCTACAAATCAAACCAAGAAAATTGACATCTATAAAAAGGGTGAAAAAATCGCCAGCGTTGGCGCCCGTGGGATGAATGATTTTCCCACGTATATAAAAAAAAATGGCCTAAAATACGCAAAAACCCGACGGCGTTTATATAAAATGCGGCACGAGAAAGACCGACGTACTAAATGGACGAACGGTTGGTTAGCAGATCAGCTGTTATGGTAATTACTAGGGGCAAAATATATATATTACAAATTGTAACGTATATATATTTCATAACTATTTACATGCGAGAACGGGATCGGCGTGCGGTACGGGCACGTGATCGGCGGGCAGCAGAAGCAGCACTGCGGCGCTTGCCACCGGACATTGAACGGGCGCGCTTGTGAGTTCGGGATCGTCGTTGACTTCGTCGGGACATTTTTATATATACTAAAAAGAAAATAATATTTTTTAAATTAATAATAAATTAATAATAAATTAATTTAAAATTAATAAATAATAAATTAATAATTCTTCCTAAAGAATTAATATTTGATTAATAATTCTTCCTAAAGAATTAATATTAGATTAAACATATCTTTAAAATCAACAAGATTAGTTAAATTACAAAATAGCTATTTGTAAGAAATAGCTATTTTTCTAAAGACGGGATAATATATTTTCTAAAGATCGGTTATTTTCCCAAAAACAAATTACTGAGGCCCACATCCAATTTCTAAAGGTGCTCGCATTAAATCGGGTTCAATCGTTGTATTCATCCATGGGCTAACAATCGTGGTGGGATTGGGTGGTTCTGAACGAAGCTGTAAGTTGCCATTACGTAGAGAACTGCCTACAGTATCAATACCAATATTATAACCGGCTTTTAAGAGATTAACATTCTTAAAGTCAGCTCCGCCGGCAGGGTTTAATTGAGCCCATTGGCTGTTTGTATCTTTGGGTAGTAAATCCGCTGGGTCAGAAATAGTTCCACGGGAACAACTAGGGGGTAAACCATAAGAAGATGTCTTAATATCTGTCACCGATGAGAAAACTTCATTCTGTCCGGCGGGATTTGCAGGCATGGCGACACCGCCCCCCATCATGGCTACATTTCCATTGGCCATAGCATTACTGTTGCCATTGCCGTTAGCCTTATTATTAGTATAACCGTCAGATGGGTTACCTTTCCGGTCAGAGTATTGAAAAAGAGCATAAATAACTACAACAATACCTAATAAAGCTAAAAGGTGATGGGATTTCATGGATTTCTGTAAATTCCTCAAGAAGCTCATTATATTAAATTAATGATAAAATATTTTTGGGAATATGAGTTAAATTGATTTCTGCTAAATAAATATATGCTTTAAAAATATGCTTTTAAAAAATATGCTTAAATAAATATTTATGTATCTTCTTGTTCCTGTTCAGAGTCTTCTTCATCGGAATCTTCATCTGAATCATCAAAATCAGTCAACATATATTTGGTTTTAATTTCCTTTGCTTCTAAATAAGCTTCCATAGCTACTTTGCGTAATTGTTTGGCTTTCTCTCTGGCGACTTTATAAATCTCGTAATAAACTTCGTTTGGTTTCTTCAGACTAATAGAATCAGCAATTTTTTTATAATCCAATGAAACTTCTTCTAAAGCAAGGCTGTCTATATTCGTCACTTCTAAAGGTTTATCAATTATTTTTGAGAGAGAAATATCGTTTTTGAACAAGTTGTCTTTATCTTCTTTTTTTTCTCTGTTTTCTTTCGTTTCTTTCGTTTCTTTCGTTTCTTTCGTTTCTTTCGTTTCTTTCGTTTCTTTCGTTTCTTCCATATCTTCTGTCTCTGGTTCTTCTTCTGTTGCTGTCTTTTTTTTTCCGTCTTTCTTTTCAAGTGGTAAAATTGGTTTATCATTAGCAATATGGTGTTTAACTAACGTTTTCTCTCTAATGTAGCCGGACGGCTTCAGATCTAAAGTAGTCGGTTTCCCTACATATTTGATTAGACATGGGGATTCGGTTGGTTTATTAAAAATCATCATTTGAGCTAGCCGAATATCTATCTCAAAGCTCCGAGCAGAAAATTTAATACCGTGAATAATTAGTAAAGGTATAAGAGAATCCGTTGCGTCTAATTTATCCAGGTCAACAGTAACTTCCTGTTCATTATAAGCAATGCTTTTATCAAGGCCATTTGTTTTCTGAGCGGTTAATGCGGTGCGAATGAGAATATATTTACCCGATTGGTATAATCGCATCAAAGGCGACATCATTGATTCAATATCATCACGACTGAGTTCGGTTTGAAACCATAATTCTTTTTTTTCACACAGCTTGTCTTGACACGCATATTCTAGTTGTTCTAACCAACTCATTAATTCTTCATTGATACTACGTTCATACATTAGATCACAATATTTAATGCCTTTTATATCCACTAAACCTTGTTTTGTCTGACATTTAGGCAATTGTATACAGAAAAGTTTATTGTTGTCAAGGGTTATTTTCGTAAAATACGTACTACTTTGTAAGGGTTCAGGATTATCTAAAGATAAGCGTTTAAAATCAAAATCTGTGTTGAATTTAATAATTTCCATAGCCATTACACATATTTTAGATATTTTAACGTTAGCTAACACGCAAATATATATTTACATAATTTAATTATTATATGTTAAAGGATTCCATTATACAAGAATGTTTAGTTATATTGAAGAGAGAAGACGTGAAAAAAGAATTTAAAAATATATTAACTCCGTTTATTGAGTTAATCATTACTCAAATATATCCGTATTTATATTTATGTTTAATTTTTGTTATTATTAGTTTTGTACTTCATTTAGGGATTTTTATCTTGCTACTAAAAAATAAAGGCTTGTTTACCAAAAATTTATAAAATATAAGAATTAATAGATTGCTTATTTTAGATTGAAGATTTAAGATTTTAGATTAAAGATTTTATATTTAAGATTTTAGATTTTATATTTCTTATATTTTAGATTGAAGATTTAAGATTTTAGAGTTTATATTTTAGATTTTATTTTTTATATTTCTTATATTTTATATTTTTTATTTCTTATATTTTATATTTTTTATTTCTTAGCTTATATTATAAATGGCTTTAAAAGGACGAAGTATGAGTATGCGTAGAAGTCGTAAAATGCGTCGTATGGGTGGGATGAGCAGACGGCGTACCGTACGTCGCATGCGTGGGGGAAATATTGCGAACCAAGGTACGATTTCTGGCACGAGCGCGGGCGACCTCGCAGCGAATGATGTGCAAAACTCGCTTATTAGTGGTGAAGGTCCTGCTGTCGGCGGTCCTGTTGTACCGGAATTTAACCCCAATGTGCCCCTTTCCGGAGGGCGCCGCCGTCGTCGCCGTTCCATGAAAATGCGAGGCGGCAATGACACGGGTTTGCCCACCGTGGGGTCACAACGACAACTTTATACGGGGCAGGATGGTGGCAGGCGACGTAGGTCTCGTCGGGGTGGTAGTTTAGTTGCCACTGCCGCAGTACCATTTGGTCTCTGGGGATTACAGCGTTATTTTTCCAAGAACCGCAGTGGTTCATCCGATGGCAGCAAATATCGCCGCCGCCGACACCGTCGTTCTTAATCACAATCTTTTATCAACGAAGCAAGTAAGACAAAATACACGGTACGTACGTATTCTAATTTAGCGGTCTGTTTTTGCGATATTTTTTGTTAAAAAGTGTGTTGTTGTTAAAAAAGCATATAGATATATTTTATTATATATAATAATAAAATACAATGTCTTTGGAGGAAAATATAAAGAAGTGGGTGTCTCTAGATAATCAGTTAAAGACTTTAACGGAGAAAACCAAAGAATTACGCGAAGCGCGCAGTACCACTGAAGAATTGATTTTAGACTATGTTGAAACCAAGAAAATGAATAATGCCACAGTGAATATTTCCGATGGTCGTCTCCGCTTCGTCAGTAGCAAGCAAACCGCTCCTCTTACATTAAAATACGTAGAAGAATGTTTAACACAGTGTATTGGTAATGAAGAAAAAGTAGAAAAGATTATGGATTATATAAAAGAAAAGAGAGAAGTGAAATACGTCCCGGATATTAAGCGAACCTATAATAATTAATATATAATAATTAATATATAATATTTATATGTATATAAAATTTAACACTTTATATATATAATGGTAGAGCCATTTAAGAGTTCAGTTGAGATGGATTATGATAAAATGGTCTATGAAAATAAAGGCTGGGGACAGCATATGACAGGGGGCGGTGAAAACGAAATGAAATCCGCAGAAATGGAATCCGCAGAAATGAAATCCGCCGAAATGAAATCCGCCGAAATGCAATATGACGAAATGGTTTATAATAAAGAAGATGATAAAATAATGGCTGGCGGCTATTCGGTGAATTCGTTATTATTAAATGAGGGGATGCCGGCGGTATATACAGGTGGCAAGAGGCACGAAAAAGTCAGCGAAAAAGTCAGCGATCGTTTCAAACATTTAGCGATTCCTGCGGGGTTGTATTTAAGTACTAATTATTCAAATACTAGTCCCACACCGAATAAAACTGACGATTCTGTTGTTGATGATGATTTATATGAAAAGTTATTAAAATTGGCAGAGGCTGACAATAAGATTCATCGTAATGAAATTAAAAAACCTAGAAAACATACCACTAGTAAAAAAACAACCAAGAAGAAGAAACATAAGAAATCAATAAAACGCAAGACCAAACGAAAGTAGGTCCAAACGAAAGTAGGTCCAAACGAAAGTAGGTCCAAACGAAAGTAGGTCCAAACGAAAGTAGGTCCAAACGAAAGTAGGTCCAAACGAAAGTAGGTCCAAACGAAAG